TTCGTCAAGTTACCGCTAAAATCTTTAATAACTGTTCCTGTTAATTTTGTATCTTTATTAATATTGAGATTATATGTTTTTTGAAGATTCTCGTTAATTGATTCAACTGGTATCTTAATTATTTCTGGCGTTATATTATTGGTATCTGCAAAAGATGGCAAGCATATACTCAATAATATAACAAAATACTTCATTGTCTTGGCTTTCTTTTAAAGAATTTCTTTTTCGGTCGATATGGTTTGTTATATAGCTCAACTTTAGGATTATATTTGTCGTACAGCTGCTTATAATATATTTTATCCTCAGGTGTAGGAAAAATAAACTTATCGTCCGAGGTATTCATAAACATCATCAGGTATCTGCTCTTTTGCTGAATCAGAAAGTACGTTATCAACCCAGCTGCATGCTTCCTCCCTCTTACCTTCGTGAATTATCTTTGCTAGTTGGCGTAGATCATCTCTATCCTTCACAAACGGTCCACGATACTTGCGCCAAGATTCAACACGTGCAAGTGTAGAATTGCCCTCATCATCGATCTTCTTAAACCAATAATAAACGTGTTGCTCGAGCGATTCGGCAACGAAGATTGATTCAATATCTTCGTCCACGTTACCGAATGAGGAAATTGACAGTAGCACCCTTCATCGTCTTCTCCGCGATAATATACTTGAAGGTCTTATAACCGTGCTTCTTTACAGCTTCTTCCTCCTTATAGAGAGCACGTCGAAGAATCGATTCTCTTTCCTCGTACGTTATATCCTTTGGAAAGGTAACAGAGACGGTATACTTTTGTTCGGTGAGTTTTTTCTTGCGTGTAGGCATGTCATCAATATTACATGCTTCCTGATTATCTGCAAGCTTAAAGTTTGATACTATTCGGCTTAGTTTCTCTAATATACACTTCACCATAAGCTTCAAGTTCTCCCATTACAGACTGAAATTCACGCTGTGACATTTTATCCCAGTTTTTAAGCTTTTCAAAACATTCGTCTGCCGCTTTTTTAGCAAATTCAGCCTTATCTACATGCTTCATGCATTCATTATACGGCTTAAATTTAGCTTTGAAGTGGATAGCGGTAAGTATCGAGTATCCACCTTTTTTCGCAGCAGACTCTTGTATTTTCTTTGCACCAGCAAGACGTTTATGAAGAAACTCCATTAAGCTTTCTTTTGATGAAAGCGTCTCTTGTACAGATTCAAATAAATCAGTAAATCTACTCATAAGAGTATTTATGATTCGCAATTGGAGCAAGCGAGAATTGAACGTGCCAATTCCTGTGCAGGGTTTGCAGAACGCTGATAATACAGTGCCTTAATACCCTGCTCCCAAGCGAATATTATAAGCTCATTTACATCCTTCGGCTTAGTGTTCGGCGGGATCATTACATTCAATGATTGGCCTTGATCAATATACTTCTGACGACCGGCAGCCTGGATAATAATTTCCTTCTGTGGAATCTCCCCGAATGTCTTGAAGACATCCTTTTCATGTTGTGTCAAGAAATCGAGATGCTGAACTGAACCGCCTTTCTTAAGGATAGACATCCAAGTCTCGTCATCATGTTTACTCTTCTCCTTGAGAAGAGTCTTAAGATAAGGATTCTTAAAGGTAAACTTACCCTTAGCTAAATCCTTTACATAGTAGTTAGAGTTCTGAGGCTCGATAGAAGGACTAACTTGACCGAGAATAAATGAACTCGAAGTAGTAGGTGCAACAGCAAGCGTTGTTGTATTGCGACGACCGTAACCCTTGAGAAGCGGTGGTTCACCGAATTCCTTAGCTAGAGACTCAGAAGCATTATCCGCTTTCTCTCTAATTGTCTTCCAGATTTGACTGTTAAGAATTTTAGCAGCCATTGACTCAAACGCAATCATCTTTTGCTGGAGAAGGGAATGCCATCCAAGAACACCAACACCAATTGCTCGTTGATTGATAGCGAAGTTTCTTGGATGATCCATAAACTTCATTCCCTCAGTCTTATCAATGAACTCAGTCATTACAGCATCGAGAAAATAGACAAGAGTTTCAACAGCATCGGTATCCTTCCAATCCTCCCAACGCTCGAGATTAAGCGATGAAAGATCACAAACGAAGGATTCGTCAATACCATTAGAGAGCATGATCTCTGAACATAGATTACTATGATGAATCTTCAATCCCTTGTCTTTATAGACTTGCGGTGCTTGATTATTAGCGTTATCAGTAAAGAAGATATAAGGATAACCAGATTCAAAACGCTTCTTAATAACTGATGCCCAGATAGCACGCTTATCCTTATCTCCTTCCTTCATGGAGTTCATCCATTCATCTGAAACGCAGACACCAATAGAAAGATTCTGAATATCGTCACCTTCACCACGGATCTTAAGAAACTCTTCAATATCTGGGTGATCGATAGGAAGATAAGCTGCAAATGATCCACGACGAACATTGCCTTGGGAAATATAATTTGTCAATGACTCAAATACAGTTAACTGATGATGGACTCCTGTTGCTTCTCCGCCTGATGAAATCTTAGCGCCTCTCGGTCTTATTGCGCCGAAATATCCTGAAGTACCGCCACCGACTTTTGACATGACACCGACTTCAGACATCTTATAGAGAATGTCATCCATATCATCATTGACATAAGAGCCGAAACAGGAGATAGGTAAGCCACGATTACGTCCGAAGTTACTCCAAATAGGAGATGATAAGGAATAGAATCCCTTATGCATATACTCCTCAAATTTATGAGCAAATCCCTTTATCTTTAGAAGCTTTTCGGCTGTCTTCGCGATGTCGGTAATGCGTTGTTCGGCGGTTTCACCTTCAAGAAGGTAACCACGTTCAAGAAACTTTCTTGAATCCTTATTAAGCCAGTAGATATCCTTATGCATATGGTCTTATTTTAATAGCTAGTTTTAAGATAACAACTAAAATAAATCGTCTTCTGAGAAGGATTGATTTTTCTTTGCGTATTCAACTGGTCTACTCGAAAAGAAGTCGGTCATATTGTTACCATGAAGCTCTTCTTCAAACCATGTTGAAGCTTTTAATAGTTCAGTATCAACTTCAAAGGGCTTGTGAAAACCAATACCTTCTAGTGAATGATTGATTCTATTCTTAATGAATTCCTTGAGAAGAGGCGCGTTGAGATTTTCTTCGTTGATATCATTTAGCATCCAATCAACAATCTTAGCTTCTGCTTTAAAAGCTTCATGTGCTTCATGAATAATTTTATCCTCAAGCTCTTGATCGAATAGATCAGGGTATTCTTCTCTGATTGTATTAATGATCTTTGTACCAACAAGTCCATGAATGTTCTCTTCATTGCGAGTATACTTTACTTGCTGATCGGTATCCTTTAGGACGTTCTTAAAACGTGCAAACCAATTGATAACATAGAACTGACTAAAAAGTGATACGTTCTCAATAAGAAGGGTAAAAAGAGCAATAGCATAGAGATACTGCTTCTTAGAATCTTTAAAACAGCGTTTAGTATACTTCTTGAGATACTTTACTCGACCTTGAATCCAGGGAAGCTCTAAGTTCTTTTCAAAGATATCTTCAAGACCGAGAACAGAAAGTAAGCGCTCGTAGGCATTATTATGAATAACCTCTGTATTAGCCATTACATAGCCAAGATCGTAAATCGAGGGATGCGGAAGATTATCACCCAAGCGTGCCCAGAACGTCTTAACCGATACTTCAATCTGACCAATAGCAGATAGAACACGAATAATAGCTTCTCTCTCTTGATCAGTTAGATTTACCTTAAACTGCTGAATGTCGGATTTAAAACTGAATTCCTTATCTGTCCAGAAGCCATTATGCATAGCTTCGATGAATTCTTCGGTCCATTTGTAGTTATTCGGTTTACGTGAGATTTGTTCGTCAAAGATCATAGTCGTGTTAAAATTGTAATATAATTTATCGCTTTTACAAGCGATACTCATCGTGTAATTTCAGTATTTTTACAAAAGTTTTTGATACTGAATTTACGTTTGTTAATTGAATAAATAACCTATTTAAAGAAGCGCATTTCAAGCGAAACACGAGTAAGGTTTTTATTGATATTAACACCGCCTCCGTGTATTAAATGCGGTGTAAAAAACATGATTTGATTGAGTCCAGGATTAGGAGTCACCATGTTTAACCCCTGCTCTCTATGTACAACAGCAGGTACTACGAACTTTCTATTGTTTACATAGCAAGGTGATGCAGAGATGATATATTCACTTTCATTCTCAAGATGAGAACGAGGAATAACAGGTAGAGATGAGTTCTCGTTACTACCGGCAAGAGGAAGATAGATATTAATACTATCTCTATTTCGTCCTACATGAATGTCCTTATGAGGCGGATTATTATCATTTATATTCGGCCGTACAATACGAATCCAGAAATGCTTTATTGATATGCCGTAGCGTTTATAGTGACAGGATAAACCTTTACTACCGATTGTACCATTAACCCATTCATCAAGTTCTTTATACGGAATACCGAGCTTATTAAGATGAATACCACCGGTACCAAAAAAACCACCACGGAAGCTATCTACAACACCGCGATGGGTATAATCATCGACGTAGTTATGATATTTGTCAAGAGTAAAATTATAAGGCTCTATGCCGTTATCCCTCAAACGCTCTTTTACGTACTCTGTTATTGAGTCATTAATCCGTACAGCCCAGTTCTTCGGAAAGCGATGAACCAAATACCCCTCTTTAAGCATTTTCTCATTCGTAAAGAGTGGATTCTTAAAAAGACATTCTTCCTTGCCTCGCTTAAAGTTTCTCGATTTGACATTATAGTTAAATCGATTCTTATTGTTAATGCTAAATGTAAGCGAGTAATCCATGTATAAAAGTCTTGGTGGGAGATACAGGGCTCAAACCTGTGACCTTGTCCGTGTAAAGGACCTGCTCTATCAACTGAGCTAATCTCCCGTACGATAATATTAACCGCTTGATGCTTTAAAAGCAACAACGATTAATACTTCTTAACAAGCTTTCCTTTTACTTTAACAAAGCCTTCTACTTTACCAGATGTCTTAGGAAAGTTTTCTTTATATTTCTTTAAGTCAGTAATACGCGACTTGCTGCCTTTTCCACTCATATTTTTATATATTATGTTATATGTGTCTAGAAAGCAATTAAAATTTTGTTGGTGATTGCTTATGTCTACCGGTTATAACTTTAACACTTTCTAGACATAAATAATTATGCTTATGTCTACATATATCTCTGGTGTCTTTTTTCGTGATAGGGTATGCCCTGGCTGCAAGGTTCATAAACCCATTGATCAATTTATTCAAAAAACCATACGCTGCAGAGAATGCGCGAGAAAATATTATATACAGAATAGAGAGAAGAGGCTTTTATCTAATAAAAAATATAGGACAGAAAATAAGCAACAGCGCTACAACTACAGTGTTAATTATATTAATAAAAAATTACAAACAGATTCAAATTTTAAGCTTGCACACATATTGAGATCGAGAATACTCGGTGCTCTTAAAAAAAGACATAAAAAAGCTGCAAAAACAGTAGAGCTGCTCGGATGTACGGTTGAAGAAGCGAGAATGTATATAGAAAAACAGTTTAAAGATGGTATGTCCTGGACAAACCATGGTACAAAAGGATGGCACATAGACCATATAATACCATGCAATACTTTTAATTTAAAAATTCCCGAACAACAAAGAAAATGTTTTCACTACACAAATCTGAGACCTCTTTGGTGGTATGAAAACCTAACGAGACCAGATGATGGAAGCGATATTAGATTGATTGAATTAGGTTGATAGTATTATATGGGTTGAAGTCTGTGATTTCAACTTGTACTTCATTATTTACCCAAGATACATTCTTTCTCTTACCCTTACGCTTAAGCTTACCCTCAGCGGTAAGTTCCCTGAGAAGATAACCGGCTCTAGATGCATCGACACCGGCTGCTTTGCAAACCTTCTCAACAGTAATCTTACCAGTGAGAGCTAGAATCTTCTTACGCTCCTCGTCCTTCTTATTAAGCTTCTTTTTCTCCGTCCCAGCGGGCTGGATTGCGGTAAAGTCAAACCCAGTCTTCTCAAGGATAATATCAAACTCAGCACCAGGACCGAAGCGATTCTTACTGAAGTACACATGACGGGTACCAGCGGGTGCATCCTTAACAGAGTCGAGGAACATATTCACATCAACAGCGTAGGTGAGAAGATTCGTACCACGCATGTCTCCGCTCTTAGTAAGGTGACAGATAAGAATCAAAACGCACTCTGTTGCCTTCGCCTTCTGAATAAGTGCCTCAATAGCATCCTTATCATCCATACCGCACTTGTCAATACCCTGGAAGGAGTCAACGACAACAACGCTCATATTCTCCATAGTCGTGAGAATCTTATCAAGCCTACTCTCGTTGCAAATACCAACCTCGGTAATTCCAAGTCGACGGCAAGCAAACGCTACCTGAAAGATGGATTCTTCAGACGAGCAAAAGCCAATACGATGACCGAATTTGGTCAAATTATTAAGCATCTGCAGAACAAACGTCGTCTTACCCATTCCAGCCTTCGACGAGAGAGTAATAACAGAACCAGGGAGCAAGCCGTCACCGAACATGGTGTCAACGGTTTCAATTCCGGTCTTCAACCGACGATTATAGATATCAGGGATTTCGATATCTTTGACTGCAACGAATTCAGTGGATGTATAATTCAGCTTCATGATTCTTTTATATTAAAGGAACTTGGCCGGGAGGACAAGCTTTATTTCAGGGATTTGAACTTTTTCTCTGCCGATGCAAGATCTGTAAAAGTCCATCCGTTGGTACCCCATTGAGAGCTTCCAGGATAGGTCTCGGCCGGAGCAATCTTAGCTCCTCCAAGCTCGTAACCATTATGCTTGCCAATACGAATGACTTCATAGGATTTTGCTTTTTGTCCCTTCTTTGTCTGTTCGTAAATAGCTTTATCACCTACACGCTTGATCTGTTTAAGATTGAAGCCTTTATTTTGTATTGTTTTTGGTAGTGTCTTCATTGTTCCTTAAGTATGCAGGAATTTACTTTATCGTGCAAGATTATTTTCCGTTTATTTTTAATGCCTCGTCCAATGTGGATTGAGAAATAACAGGAAGAGATGCTGTAACATTGAGCTCGGTACGGACCTCTGATAAAGTCTTGCCTTTCTTAAGAAGAGTCAAAGCTTCCCTGCAAATATAGTTGTCAACAAAGCGTTCCTTTGAACCTGCTATCTTTGCCTTTTCCTCAAGATAAGCAGAATTTGTAGGTCGTGACTTTCCTGTGACAATACAGGTAAGCACGTTAGGATCTCTGGAAAGAGATCGTTTTAGTCTTTTATTAATTTCTGCTGCTAAATCACTTGTCATATAGTTGAATTAAATTATAGTGTCTGTAAATAGAGATGCCATACCTGTTTGAAGTGCAAAGTATGGCATCTCTTTTATACGATCGTCTTAGGCGACGGTGATATCGCTGTTACGAAGAGCGCGCGTGAAATCACGGGCGTCAACGCGACGAAGCGTGCGGCTGTACTGATTAGCCTTGTCGAGGACGTTAGCGCGCTTGATGGCGAAGGTGCCGTTGCGCTGGCGCTCGATTTGGACGTAGAACGTCTTAGGACGTAGATCTGTGCTGTTGTAGTTCATTTATTATTTCACCTCCTTTCGGGATATAAAATTCATGTTAGATGCTTTGAGATTAATAGCAACTAGTTATTTTTTAGCAAAACGTTGAGAAGCTCAGGCTCAGGGAGTAGATACTTCTCCTTCTTACGTGAAGTTGCCTTGCGACCATATCCAACAAGAT